TGGATATTAAGGTAGGTGGCATCATAACGAGTGATAAACTCGGTCTTGATGTTCAACTAGCTGGTATCCTTATCAATGGTAGATTCACCGGGTTTACTACTGAGACGATAAGTCTTCGTAGTAAGCGTGTACTATGCGACGCTATTCTCGTTCTCCGAGGGTTAGCAGCACGAACCGGGGCGGTTTAGCTCAACTTTCGGGAGGCACTAGTGGGCGATAATATCGCTTTGTGCTTGGAACAAGTGGTGACTTGGTTGGTAAACCTCGTCATTCACCTGCTCTTTGTACAGTGAGGTTGTGGAGGGGGGCCGAAAGGCCCTCCTCAACTTCCTTCCGCTAGCTATTCTCCCTTGAGATGCGCGTTGGAGAGATTAATACCTCTCCCCCACCAGCTAACCAAAGGGAGCCTACGATGCGTCTAGATTCTTTCGACATTAAAACTCGAATTTACCTAGCCATCGTAGCGCCCCTCTTTGTCTATGCTGTGTGGGTCGACAGCATTATACGCGGTGTCAGCTACGTCGTCCACCTTTTAAAGGGGGTTTGATGTCGCTTCCAACGCCATACGGTAATGCTAACAAAGAGATAATTCCTTTGTTGAAGGGTATTCCTCGGCCACGTACCGTTGTCCCGAGTGAGTTGATCTGTTACCGAATCTTTGTTGACAAGCGTCTCGCTTACGAAGGACCTGTAATGCCCATTCAGGGCTTTCCAGAGACCAAAGTAATCGTGTACGCTCGTCACCGGGATCGGATCAGATCTTATTTCACTCTCGAAAATTGGCGACGTGATCGTGCGGATATTGTTTGGCAGTCAATTGCCCTCCCAGTATTTGTCGTCCAGATGGGCGTCAGATACAAAGTGGTCATTCCTGGAATAAAACCCAAGACGACTGGCAAACAAGTTATCCCGGCGGCTGTGCAAATTGCACGCCGTCGAGTCGATGCGATTCGTAAGAATCGCATTCCGCATAGTAAGACATTTCCGAAATCATCGACAGCCCGTCCATCGTCGGAGTCCATTCAACAGCCAGATTCGGATATAGTCGAGGGTAACAACGGGGGGTATTTTCTTAATACTACCCCGTCAAGTTATACTCGTTATACCCGGACTTGGACTGGTGTTCGAACTCCTAACTTTGGGAAGCTGAAGAGATCACAGTTACCGGTTAATCCGCATACTGTGACGATAACGGAAACACTCGACAGTCCCGGTGCTCGTTTAAATTTTGTCCCCGCTACGGGGATTTATTTTAACCGGTTCCGTCGTTTTACGTCTGACTATCCGGCCCCGCCCGGCATTGCGCATAACGCGTATGCCGAGTTCAAGGCACTCCGTAAGCTGATAGAGCGTGCCGAAAGCGGTATTGAAGGTAATATCGCTCAAGACATTGCTCAAATCGGTCAGACTACCCGTCTCATTACGAGTACTTGTAAGAGATTGGTTAAGAGCATAACTGCACTTAAAAAGGGAAATATTCCCGGTGCAATCGAAGCTCTTTGGAGTGGCCATATGCCTCGACTTCGTGGACGCGGCCCCGCCTTAGGGAAGTCTCTCGCCAATAATTGGCTCGAGCTTCAATACGGTTGGAAACCGCTAATCCAAGATGTAAAGGCCTCTATGGATGCCTTGAAGCGTCTTAATGACGCTTCAAGTCCCTTGGTACGCAGGGTGACTGGGTCTGCAAAAGTTCAGTCGAGCTCCGAAACCGCTATAATATCCACAGTAGGAACTGGCAATCGCATTGGGACCCATTACGTGGATTCCTTTACGAAAGTTAAGTTCGTTCTGAGGTATAAGATAGACGATCGGTTCAAGGCTTTCCTTGCGCAGACCGGCTTCACAAATCCCATTAACCTCGTATGGGAAATCGTGCCGTTCACTTTTGTAGTTGATTGGTTCATCCCGATTGGCCCCTATCTTGAGACTTTATCGTCTTGGGATGGGTTGGTCTTTCTGGATGGCTCCAAAACAACTTTCACTCGTGGTACGGCATTATCTGCTGTGGATGCTAGTGAAACGTTTTCTGGGCAGCAGTGGGAGCATCACGGTCGTTTTCGCCGCCAGACCATCCTTTTGAATCGGGTGAAGCTAAATACTTTCCCGACCACTAAGATGCCATCTGGATTTAAAAACGGCTTAGCTTCCGTGACGCATGCCACCAATGCCTTGGCTCTTTTACGGGCCGCGTTTAAACGCTAGCAATAGAGGTCACAGCTTGTTCTACAAAGGAGCAAATATCACATGTCCGCTATCGCGGCAGTGAAAGTATCGAGCATCATCGACCATGCACCGGCTCGTTTAACGACCAGTGCTACGGTAGGTGTTGACTCGACTTTGAGCCCCGACGGGATTTCTCCCCAAGGTGTCGCAAAGTGGGTTAACCGTTCGATTACAACGACCAATCCAACGGGCGTTGCGATCGGCTATCCCTCCCTGACGATGTCCATCCGTCCGCCTACCAAGGCGAGCCGTGTGAGCAAAGTCACGGTCAAGTACGTCCTCCCGACGCTTGAAGTCACGTCGCCTTCGACGATGACCGGCATTCAGCCGGCTCCGACCAAGGCGTATGACTGCATGGCTGTCTTGGAGGTGATGCTACCGGAGAGGTCAACACTGCTTGAACGGCAAGCGCTGTTCAGCGGTCTGGCTTCTCTGTTCGCGCGTTTGATCAACGCTAACGACGGGAACCCGACAGATGCAACGGGCAGCCCGCTGGAAGCGGCGATCACTACGCTCGAGAACGTGTACTAATCCTAGTACACGCGTAGTCTCACTTCTGGAGGTTCTACCATGTCTTCTAAGAAGTTTGGTAGCAAGTTCCTTAAGGGACTTGTAACGTACCGCGTCACTGAAGGAATCCTTCCTTCGGTATGTGAGGAGTTTCTCTCTTCTCTGGATTGCCCTCGTGCGCTTACTGTTCTCATGCTTTACCGAAATGGTGAGCATGAACAGCTAGCTAAGCTCGAGATCAACCCACTCAACTATAGAGATATGGCTGAGTTCAGAGATGCCTACGCAGCCACTAAGTTCTTGTCGAAGTTTAAGGGATTGTCCCTTAGCTATGACTTGGACGAAGTGGCCTTGACAAAATTTCAAGAATTTGAGATTTTGTGTGGGCAGACGAATTTACGCTTCAAACACTTACAACGCGACCCGAAATTTTCCGGTCGCGTCGTTTGGCTGCATTCAGCAGTCATTCGAAAAATTGAACGTGTTTTGGGCGAATTTTCATCGGAAGAGTTCTTCTCACAACCAGACTGGGGCCCTGGCGCCTCTACAATGATAAAGCGTAGAGAAGCCAGTCCAGCAAGAAAATTCCAGTGTGAAACTGGAGTTACGCGTGATCTGAACGACCTTATACCTTTGCCTATCCTTCGAGCAGCTTATCCGCTCTGGGGTAAACATTTAGAGGAGATGGGTTACCCAACCCTTCAAATCGGGAATAAGGTGATCACTGTGCCTAAAGATGCTACGACTAACCGTGTTATCGCGGTCGAACCTGGGATCAATCTTTGGTTCCAGAAGGCCGTTGGTAACATGATAGGTCGCCGCCTCCGCAGGTGTGGTATCGACTTACGCTATCAGTCTAAGAATCAACGCTTAGCTTATAAGGGTAGTTTATCTAACCTCATCGCGAGTATTGATCTTAGTTCTGCCAGCGATTCCATATCTCGTGCTGTCGTTGAGGAATTACTTCCTCCTCGATGGTACTCGATAATGGATAGTTGTCGATCCCATTACGGCTCTCAAAGTGGTCAACCTGTTCTGTGGAATAAGTTCTCCAGTATGGGGAACGGTTTCACATTTCAGCTTGAGTCTCTGATATTCTTTGCGGTAGCTTTTTGCTGCACTGAGTATCTTAACCAGGATGTTTCTCTGGTTAGCGCTTACGGGGACGATGTTTTGCTCCCGTCGGTCTGCTTTGAGCTCTTTCAGGAAATGATGGATTTCTACGGCTTCCGCGTTAATGGTAAAAAGAGTCACCATGACTCTCCATTTCGAGAAAGCTGTGGCGCCCATTACTACCTGGGAGTTGATGTAAAACCAATTTATCTAAAAGATAAAGTGGAGTCGGTTCTGTCTATTTATAGACTTGCAAATGCAATACGCCGCCTAGCTCACCGCCGTAGTAATTACGGTTGTGATGCCAGGTTACGTAGGACATTTGAGCTCCTAGTCCAGAAGATTCCGTCGGCTTTACGCCTTCGGATTCCAGACGGTTATGGAGATGGTGGCTTCATCGCTAACTTGGATGAAGCAACCCCAAGTCGCGCACGTGATGGTATCGAAGGATACCACTACTACTGCGTGACAGAGCCGGGCAAAACCCGGTACGACGACACGGACGGCTATTTATTAGCTGCCCTTTGGAAGCTGCCGGAGGTCACTGTCGAAAGACAGCAAACTCTTGCAGCGCACCAACTCCTTTTGGCTAAGGGAAACCTTAGCCGAGAGAGCCGTGCTCGGCTCCAAGCGATTGCTTCTCTCCCCCGTGGTCATTCCCAGACAGCGCAATCTAACAAGATTACGATGACTGGGAGGACTCGGCTGAGAGTTGCAAAGAGCCTTGCTCAGCAGTGGTTCGATCTCGGGCCCTGGATTTAATCGGGGCCCGTTTTCTTAGGTTTTCCTAAGTGGAGAGGGATTCCCTCACCAAGTGGTTAGAG